GCCGCATTTGGCTCACGCACGCGCCGGTGAAGCTCGACGACATTGAAAGCATTGAATCGCCCGAGGGCGTGACCGTCGATCCGGCAAGCATTTGGCTCGAGGAGCAAACCGGGCAGATCATTTTTCCGGGCGGCACCGCCGACCAAATCCTGATTACCTATACCGGCGGTTATGATTTGCCCGACGAGGCGCCGCTCGATTTGCAGCGCGCCGCCGGCGTGGAGCTCCGGCAATACCAGACGCAAGAGGCGCAAGAGGCCACCAGCGGCGCCGGCATTCGCCTCTTGCAGCATAAGGACTCGCGCGTGGTTTATTTCTCGCCGCGTGACATGGCCGGAGGCTCCGGCGGCAGCGGCTCGAGCTCGAGCGCGCCGAGCTCGGCGGCGGAATCCGCGCTCAAGAATCTTCTGCAAACCTATGTGCGATATTGGATATGAAAATCCAGATCGATGCCAACAAGGCGCACGCCGCCGTGGACGGCATGATTAAAAAGCTCAACCATTTCCGCCGCGTCGATATCGGTTATGAGCTCTCGGATTGGCAAGTGCACGACATGCACCGGCACCGGCCGTTCACCATGCGCTCGCGCGCGAAAGGCCGGGCCGCAACGGTGGTGCGCCCGCACTCGCTCTACGAGGTGCAACAACGCGGCAAGATCACCAAGGGTTATGAGCGCGCGGTGCGCCGATTGCTCAAGCAACTTGCCGGCAGCAAACGCAAGGTGCGGAAGATTCCGAAACCGATCCACCGCACCTCGACGCGGCCCTACTTGCGCGAGTCGCTGTATCAAATCCTGCAACGCCGCATGCAACGGCTAATGGCGGAAAAGCTCAAATGGCGGTGAATTTCGCCAACGATTTGCTGACGCCGAATTTCGGTGTATGGGCGCGGCCGATCACGGTGACGCCGGTTGTCAACGGCGTAGCCGGCGCCGCCTATGGCGCGCGCGGCGTTTACAATACGCAAGCGCTGGATTTGCTCGGCGAGGAGTCGTTGATCTCAACGCAGCAAACCATCCTCGACATTATCGAGGATGAGTTTCTCGGCGCCGGCCGCGCGCTGCCGCAACAAGGCGACCGCATCAATATTCCGGCCAGCGGCAGCTTGCGCGCGCTCGGCGATTTCGAGGTGGTGAGCACCTCGAGCAATGGCGGCGGCGAAACCACGCTCGAGCTCCGGCAATGGGAGCTCACGCCGTGAGTGATTGGGGAAATTATGTCGAGGCTCCGCGCGTCAACGGCGATCTGGTGTGGACCGGCACCGGCGGCGAAAGCGACGTGCATTCCTACGCCTATATCATTCTCAACGCGATTTATACCCGCCTCGCCGGCACCTCCATGTTTCGCGATTTCCCATGCAAGCGCCTCACGCAAGCGTTGCCGATCGAGGCCGGCGTGCAAGTGCCGTTCATTGGTGTCTATGCGCCCAAGGAAATGTACGACAAGGACGGCGATCACAACGTCGGCGAGATTCGATTGTTGCATACCGTGCCGGTGGGGATTCAAATCGTTCTCAAAAACAACGATCCGGTGAAGCTGCTCGACAAGCTCGACGCCGCCTATTGGTTCGTCATGAATCAACTCTTGCGCGACGACTCGTTGACCAATCTCTGGAAAACCACGATGCCCGATAACACGCAATTCGAGGGCGTGATCCAAGGCGGCGTCGAGGAGCGTTGGTTTCTCGCGCAAGGCTCGCGGAGCTCCACCTCGGAAACGCCGATCGGCGAAAAGCTGATCGAGCTCGCGCTCGTGTTCCGCACCATGTGGCACCCGACCGAGTTTCCCGATTTGCACCGCATCACCGTTCGCACCGCTTACCCGGAAGGCAGCACGCCGGAGGAGCAACTCGAGGTGCAACAAGTCACCATGGTTTACGAATTCAAAGCCGACACCGGCGAGGCGGTGCCCTATCCGCTGCCCGACGACACCGAACCGCCGCCCAATCCGTTCTAACAACAGGAGTCCAACATGGCCGACGAACCGACACGCGAAAGCGCACGCGAGCAACGCCGAGCCGATCGCGCGGAAGCCGTGCGCGCCAATGCGCCAACGCGGGTGCGCGTGCTGCCGGCGAACGATCAGCTTCGCAAAATTCTCAAGCACCCGGCCTCGGGCGGCTTTCTGGCCGAGGGCTCAACCGAATGGCCGCTCGATCAATTCACCAAGCGCCGGCTTCGCGACGGCGACATAACGCTCGAGGAAGCGCCCGCGGTGGAAGGCCGCCGCGTCGAAAGCCGCGAGCCGGCGCCAAAGGAAGCGCAAGCCGTCAAGCCGACGAACGAACCGCCTCGCCGCTAAAGCCCGCAACGTTCCAGCAATCTTGAAACGGCCATGTGCGGGACCATGGCCGCTCGGCCCGACGTGAGTCGCGCCATTCCCATCCAGAAGGAGTCTCCGCCATGCCGATTTCGTTCGCCCAAATTCCAGCTAACATCAAAGTGCCGCTGTATTGGGTGGAGGTTGATCCCTCCATGGCCGGGCTGCCGACGCTCAACTTGCGAGCGTTGCTAGTCGGCACCATGCTCACGAGCTCGCAAAAGGTGGACACAGCGGTTGTCGCTGCCGGCGGCACCGGATATGTCGTGGGCAACACCATCAATCTTGCGAACGGCGTGGTGCTCACCGTTGCCACCGTTGCGACCGGCGCGGTGGCCACCGCCACCATCACCAATGCCGGCAGCCTTCCGGCCGCGGCCACGCCGCCGAGCGGCCCGCAACCGCAAGTCGCCACTAACGGCACCGGCACCGGCGCCACGTTTACGCTCACATGGATACCGAATCCAAACGCCGGCGCCGGCACCGGCACGCCGGATATTCCGGTGGCAATCGGCACGCTGGCGCAAGCCGAGGACAAGTTCGGGCGCGGCTCGGAGCTCGCCCGGTTGTTTAAGATTTTCTTCAAGAACAACTTTGCCAATGAGGTATGGGGCGGCCCGGTGGCCGAGCCGCCCGGCGCCACCGCGGCAAGCGGCACGATCACGGTGGCGTCGGCACCAACCGAGGCCGGCACCATCCACCTCTATATCGGCGGCCAGCATGTCGCGGTGAATGTCGGCGGCACCGATACCGTGGCGCAAGTGGCGCAAGCGATATGGGACGCCATAGACGCGGCCGACGATCTGCCGGTGGTCCCGTCGATCGCCGGGGCGGTGGTGACGCTCAAATGCGCGTGGAAGGGCGTCAACGGCAACGACATCAGAATCGAAACGAATTATTTCGGCCAGATCGGCGGCGAGGTGACGCCGGTTGGCCTCGTGCTCACCTTGCCGGCCACCGGATTCCTCACCGGCGGCGCCGGCGTGCCAAACTTCGATTCCCTGATCATGAATATGGGTGAAACCGAGTTCGAATATGTTTGCATGCCGTATACGGATTCCACCTCGCTCATGGCGTGGGATGAGGAATACGGATTTGGCGATGAGGGCAGGTGGGGATGGAAACGCCAACACTTCGGCTCAATCTTTTCCGCCAAGCGTGGTACCTATTCCGATCTGATCAACTTCGGGAGTCCCATTACCGGAGTCACCCGCAATAGCGGCGTGATTTCGATCATGGCATTCGAGCTAAAAACGCCATCACCAATGTATGAGATGGCGGCAGCCTACACGGCCAAGGCACAACGCTCGCTCTCCAACGATCCGGCCCGGCCGCTGCAAACGCTGCAACTCGCGCATACGCTGCCGCCCAAACTTCACGATCGGTTCAATTGGCTTGAGATCAATTCGCTGGCCTCCACCGGGCTTGCGATTCAAAAATGTTGGGAGGGCTCCGGGCTGCCGCAAATCGCGCGTGAGCAAACAACCTATCAATTGAATCTCTACGGCCACGGCGACGATGCGTATGAGCTCGTGACGACTCTCCATACGCTCGCAAAGCTATTGCGCAATCAACGCCACGCTATCACCAGCAAATATCCTCGCCACAAGCTCGCCAACGACGGCACCCGATTCGGCCCGGGCCAAGCGATCGTCACGCCGGGTATCATCAAAGCCGAGCTCGTGGCGCAATATAAGCAGGACGAATACAACGGGCTCGTGGAGGACACCCGCAACTTTAAGCGGTTCCTATTGGTGGAGCGCGATCCCGATAACCCGAATCGCGTCAACGTGCTTTACCCGCCAGACTTGATCAACCAACTCCGAATCTTTGCCGTGCTCGCGCAATTCAGATTGCAATACGACCGCGGCGTGGACGTGGAGATTATCGGCTACACCGGACTCTCCGGCGTGTCCGGTTCGCAAGGCGCCCGGCTGCCGGCCGGCTAAATCCCTCCCGCCTTGGCCGCGCGCAAATGCGCGGCTTTTCCCCAATCTCAAAAACATAGGAGTCAGTCATGGCGCAACGTGTCGCTGGCACGGCGTTCCTCATGGTCGATGGTGGGCAGCAACGAGTGCGCGGCAATTTTCTTGTCTCGCCCAATTCGTTCGAACGCGAAATGCTCGCCGGGCAGGACGGAGTCCACGGTTATCGCGAATTACCGCGCGTGCCGTGGATCGAATGTGATCTCACTACGGTGGCTGAGCTCAATCTTGAGGATTTGGAAGCGCAAGTTAACGTCACCGTGGTGGCGCAACTCGCTAATCAGAAACAATACTCACTCGGCAATGCCACATGCAAAGGCGGCATTGATATCAACACCCGAGACGGGCAATGCCGGGTGCGGTGGGAAGGTGAGTTTTGCGAGGAGATTCAGCTTTGAACAAGCCCGAACCGCGCGAGGGCTTTGTCGAGCTCGAGCCCGTTGCCGAACCGCCGCCGGCGCCGCAAGAGCAGGCGGCACCGGAGCCCGAGGCCACGCCGCCGGATACATGGCCGATGGTGATCAAGCT